ATAAGGAGATAAACAAATACTATGGCAGAAAATATCACACAACCGAAACTTAGGGAACTCTTGACGAAGAGACCCTTTACGAGAGTCATGCCCGATGGTCACTATGACCACGGGTATGTCCATGACAACGACAAGGAGATTACCGCTCCTTACGACCGAATCCGCAGGAAAATCGTCACACAGGAGGATTTCTTGCGCGAACTTGACCCTGCCGGTCACCTCATCAACGACAAAGAACTATATCCAGACATCTGGGTAAAGAATGAAGATGACGGCAGGTGGTACATTCAGGAGATTCCTCGCTATGCGTTCTCGTTCCAGCAGATCATCCTCGTCAAGCACTTGACCCACCTTTGCGGCAACGATGTGCAGTTTGAACTCTCTGACAAGAAAGCCAGCGAGAAAGCCACAAATACCTACACCGAACACCGCAACGGATGGGCGAACAAGAATATGGAAATCGGATGGTATCAGCTTGTCAAGTCTGTAAAGGCAACCGGCGACGGTGCTTTTGTCGGGTTTATGGATAACGGTAAGTTCGGATGGAAAGTGCTTTCGTTCCTTGACGGAGACAAGCTCTATCCGCACTACAACCTGCGTACTGGCAAACTTGACACGTTCGCACGTCAATACACCGCTGTTGATGAGAAAGGCAACGTGTCAAAGCGCTACATTGACGTTTGGGACGATGAGTTCTATTACCGCTTCGTTGCCGATGGTGACCCGTCGACACTCACAGGCAAGGTTGTGCAAGCCATTGTCAAGGCTTTCTCGGCAGACGGCTACAAACTTGAAGAAAAGACACCGCACCAGTTCGACAGTATCCCGGTTGCCTATATGCGCGATGATAATGGCCCCTGCTGGACTTTCTCGCAGGAAGCCATAGAGAACTATGAACACGCATTCTCCAACCTTGCACACAGCAACCACGATTTCGGATTGCCGATTATGTATGTCAAGGGTGAAGGCAGCGAGGTCATCGAGAGCAAGGATATGTCCTATGCTTCAAAGATTATGTTCCTGCCGTCGGACGGCGAAGCGGGTTTCCTCAACCGTCAGGACGCAAGCAATGCCTACAAGGGCGAACTTGACAAACTTGAAGAGAGCATCTACAAGCAGTCATTTGCCGTAAAGACCCCCGAACTGAAATCGGGTGACACTCCTGGCGTTGCTCTGAAAATCATGTATTCGGATGCCATCGAGAAAGCAATGAACGATGCACACGAATATGACGGCTGTCTTGATAAGGTAATCAACATCTTCAACTGGGGCTACGGCATCGAAAGTGAACGTAGGTTGGAGTTTATGAATACCAACATCAGGCACTACATTGAGCCGTACGTCCACATGAACCTTACCGAGCAGACACAAAACCTTAATACCGCCGTGCTCGGCGGTTTCTTGTCAAAGCAGACTGCTTCGGAAAAGTCGTCTTATGCCACACCACAGGAATGGGAACGCATCCAGCAGGAGAAACATGACGAGCAGATGCACCAATTGCTGATTGAGGAACAGCGCATTGAGATTCAGAACGAGCATAACGTAGAGATGCAGGAGGAACTATCCGAGATTCAAACTGATGCGCAGGTTGAAGTCATCAAAGCACAGCAGGATTCGCAAGAAAGCGAAGACGAGAAAGACCAAAAAGCCAAGCAGTCAAACAAGAAGAAAGGCTCTGTTGCAACTGGTCGTGGTGCAGGCCGACCCAACCGTTCAGGAAAGACTTGGGATGAGTCTGGTAACTTTCCGGGTCGCAATGGATGGGACAAATGGAACCAAAGCCACTAAGTATATACAAAAGGAAGGATAGGTCGGATTGGCCTCCTACTGATAAGGGTTTTCTTGATGGCTCTTCCTTCCTTTTTAACAACATCAAGAGATAGTACATCAAGAATATGGTAGAAATAAATTCAAAACGATGGCTCTCGATTGAGCCGCTTGACGGAGAAATTTGGAAAGACGTAGATGGCTATGGCGGATTCTACGAGGTGTCTAATCTTGGCAGGGTTCGTTCTAAGGAACGGATTACCGAGATTCAATCCTACTGCCACATAACCAGAAAACCGCGAATCCTAAAGGGTCAATTCAATGGCAGATACTATAGAGTAGTCATGAGTCATAACGGGAAATACAGACAAGTTATGATCCATCGGCTCGTTGCGGAAACATTTATTCCAAACCCAGACAATTTGCCGGAAGTCAACCACAAAGACGAAGACAAAACAAACAACAACGTGTCTAATTTGGAGTGGTGTACCCGTTTATACAACGTCAACTACGGGACGAAGAAAAAGCGGCACAGCGAGTTTATGACAAGAACAAAAGGAAGAGCGGTTTGTCAGTACACGAAAGACGGGAAACTTGTAAATCGGTTTTCTTCAATCACACAAGCAGCAAAGGCCACTGGCATAATTCATTCATCAATCAATATGGCTTGTGTGCATGAAGTACAAAAAACCGCTGGTGGTTATGTTTGGCGCTATGCAGAAGAAGAGTTTGGAGAACTGAAATATAAACGGAATTTCAAATATGCAAATTGAACTTGACCAAATAATCCTCGGCGATTGCCTCGAAATCATGCCGTCAATACCCGACAAGAGCATTGACGCAATCATCTGCGATCCACCATTCGGCTGTTTGAATAAGAACAACACAAGCGCAAAATGGGATAGCATCATTCCGCTTGAACCGATGTGGGAACAACTGGAGCGCATCATCAAGGATAACGGGGCAATCGTATTGTTTGGTCAAGGAGTGTTCACCGCTAAACTCATCTTATCAAACGAGAAACACTACCGCTACTCGCTTGTGTGGGACAAGAAACTGAAAACGGGCTTTCTCAACGCTAAACGCGCCCCTTTGCGCCAACATGAGGATATTGCCGTGTTCTACCGTAAACAACCGACATACAACCCGCAGATGGCCAAGTGCGAACCGCACAGGCGCAACCACTCAAATGGCAACATGGAAAAGCCGACACAAAACCGATGCTACGGCAATTTCATCGAAACACCGACAATCATCAGCGACGAGAAATATCCGACAAGCATCATCAGCATCCCAAAACTCCATCCGACTGGCAAATCGTTCCATCCAACCGAAAAACCAGTCAATCTAATGAGTTGGTTAATAAGGACTTACACCGATGCGGGGGGGGTAATACTCGACTTCTGCGCTGGCTCTGGCTCGACATTAGTCGCAGCGATAAGGGAAAACCGACACTTCATCGGGATAGAGAAAGAAAGGGAATATTACGACATCGCTTCAAAGCGTATAAATGAAGAAATCAATGACAAAAAACAAAGACTGGACTGGCAATGGTAACAGCATCTACAAGACACTTGGTGCAAGTAATCATACCGATAAGGAGCGTGAACAAAACGATTTCTATGCGACTGATCCTGCCGCAATAGATTTACTTGTCAAAAAAGTGGATTTGCCAAAGCAGATACTTGAACCCGCTTGCGGTAGTGGTTGTTTGTCCGTGAGGCTTGAGGAATTGGGTCACGATGTTAAATCATGCGACCTTGTTGACCGTGGATACGGAGAGAAGAAGGACTTCTTTTCCATAACACAACCACCATTCGCTGGGGATTTCGCTATCGTTACCAACCCACCTTACAAATTCGCTAAAGAGTTCGTACTTCATGCGCTTGAACTTGTGCCAGACGGTAGCCTTGTGTGTATGTTCCTCAAAACGACGTTTGCAGAGGGCAAGGGGCGCTTTAATTCGCTGTTCCGTATCTACCCCCCTCTCAAGGTTTTGCAGTGCGTAGAGCGCGTCTTATGCGCCAAAAACGGCGACTTCGATTATATGCGTGCGCATGGCGGAAGCGCAGTCGCTTATGCGTGGTGGGTTTTTCAAAAAGGACATAAAGGACAAACAACACTGGATTGGCTGATATGACAATCAAACTTGACACAACGAAATACCGCAAGCCGACCGACGATGACATCAAAGCGGCAAAGCAGTTCATCCTGCGACGTGAGCAATACGCGGGAGTACTGCAACAGCGCATAGACGATGTTATCGCAGACGGCGCAGTGCGCATCGTTGAAATCTGCTACAAATATGACGTTGATCCAAAACTGCTCTACTTTTCAAGCGGTTTTAACCAAGACATGATGAGCGAGATTTCCGATGTGATGGACGAACTTGAAGAAACGATCCTCAACCTTATCTACGAATACTCTACCCGCGTTACCGATGACCGTGATCGTATGAGCATACTCGCAGCATGGATAGCACTGCTCGGCAAAGGCGACCGCAACCTGCAAGACACGCTTGAGAACTATATGTTCAAGATGATGAAAGACTGGGAAGCGGCTATCGCAGCGATGCGCTATGCAGGACTTAACGTGGCAAAGGCATCGACACGCATCAAGACTTACCTGCACC